AATACGCACAATCTCCGACAGGAACTTCGTTTTCGCACCGTCCGTGTTATTTCGGAGCGCGGTGAAGATGGAAGCCGTACCGTGGTTCATAATGGTCAGCAGCCATTTGATGTGCGTCCACTTATTGATATACGTCAGCATATTGCTTATACTGGTGCCGGTTTCGGTAATCGTGCCGGTAATATCCACCTCGAACGTAAAAATACCGACTGTGTCCAGCCGGTCTCCGTAGTCACGAAGCGCCTGATACATCCGCGTGTTGCCCATGAACGACCACACCATGCACCGTTTGCCTTTCAGATAATCCCTGCTCATGGCCGTTCATCTCCCTTCAGCATCTCTGTATATTCAAAGTACACCCGCGCCGATTTCCTGTCTTCCAGCATCACTTGATGCTTGCTGTCATGGGCGGCGGTGTATTGGTAAAATCCATTTTTTGTAGTTGCCACGCCGTTTTTTAAGCACTGCCGCTTGCTGGCAAGCAGCGCAAGCTCATCACCGGCGTTCGCCGCCGCAAGGAATATGACGGCATGAGAACCCGCGCCCTGCGAGAGCGATATGCTCCCAGCGTTCATGTCTTGGATGGGGTAAATGTAACAGTCCAACCCTGATGAGGTGCCACCATTGTCAACATGAGCAGCCCCGTCAGAGATTCCGCTGAGATTGAAAATAATAATGGTATCGCCTGTGCGAACTACACCGTTATGGTACCGCGCCGGATTTGATGAGTTCTTTAGCATAGTCGTGGTGTGCGGCGTGTAGCCGGTGAGCCTGTCGCCCTCCTGAAGCTGAAGGTCGGTGAAGTATATAACTCCGGTGCAGTCTGCAATCAGCGGACGCAGCGTAACGCTGACAATACGTTTTTCTTCTTTTAACTTGAGCGTTTCTGTGAACCGGATAAAGTTTATTACCAACAACCGCACCTCCTTTTTAGCAAAGAAAAAAGACCACCGGAGCGGTCTTTTACATCAACAAAGAACTTGCTTTGGCAAGTGGTTTGAATATAAACATAGTGCTTTTACATCAACAAAGAGCTTAATGCGAACTTACTTTATCTGCAAATAATTCATTTTATATTCAGGTTTAGATAATTGTTCATCCATTTGGTATGGCTTTATATCGTTATCCTTTGCATATCTAAGCAATATATCTCGATTTACATCTGATATTTGACATCCAAAATAGATTGCTTTAGGTTTGCAATACAACCATTTCTGTTGATTATCCTTATTCAAGCAATGAAGTTGCATTCGCCATTCTTTTTCATGTCTCCAACAAGTTGCCTTATATGTATTTGCTTTTTGTAAAGCTAACTTATCTGGTATACTACTGAATTTAGAGTGCTTTGGATCTACTCCTAACGTTTGAAAAATCCGACCGCTGACAAGAGCCATAGCAAATTCTGTTGCATCATATCGTTTGTTGGTATAAACAACAGGGTACAGCTCATAAGTAGCATAATTCATGCATTTATTGTTACAGTTATCACATTTCGGAACGAATTCAACAAAATCATACTCAAGAGCAAAACCTTTATGCGAGTTTGCATAATAACTCCACATTAACGGTTCTCTAATGCTTTGTGAAAAACATGCGATTTTAGGGTTTGTTCGAAAATGAAGCAAAACAGTATTACGAGCTTCCCTAATTTCAGTTTCTACAAATGACATATAATTGGCAAGTATATCAGAGGCTTCATTGATTGTTTTTTCAAAATATTCCTGTGGCTGATTAAAAATCCCTTCTATCATTTCTTTTGGAAATGCCTCATCAAAAAATGGAGGCAATGTTCTTGTCTTATAAGCATTAGAAATAATATCTGCCAAAGGTAATGCTTTAACAAATTCAAGATGTTCTTGAATTAATTTTTCATTAAAGTAAACGAGGCAATCATGCGGATCATTAAAATTATTTGGAGTATTAAAAAATATTAAGTTTTTGCGAAACGCATCTATACTATACTCATTACACTCTCTATATCTAAACAATCTTCTTGGAAGATTACTATTTATCATATCGACAAGTGGCTTGCGTAATAAGGTCGTTTCGTCATAAGTTGATATTTCAGGAACAATGGTTTCTCTTAGCAAATCCCCATATCGACTATTAAACGTTTTCGTTTTAGGCATCTTCTCTCTCCTGTTATTAACCAATAATATACTTTAAAAGTGATTATTTCAACATTTATGACACAGACTATGTTTTTATTTTTTATTATATCACAAATTTCTTAAAAATTCTACCGATTCACTCAACTTTCACCCATCCAGCGTCCACTTGATTTCGCAGACATGACCGACCCATCCGGTAGCAACGGTACCGGCCTGCAGCATAATATCGGTAAAGTACACCTCGCCGGTACAGTTCGTGATACACAGCCGGATAGTGATGGAGCGCAGCCTGCCGTAGCCCTTGGGCGAAGCGTCCCGCGCCGTATGTTGAAAATATGCCATGTATACACCATCCTTCCTTTAAAATAAATCAATAAACCGCGTTTCGGTCGTGCCATCTTCATACTCGAACACTACCTCAATGCCGACCTGACCGTTCGTGCCTTTTTGAAGGTTCTCGGAGCCAATCTGCGCCGAAATCGTGTAATTGCGCCGTGAAGCCGGATAGACCGTCTGCGCCATACTCTTGGTGCCGGACACCCCGACCGCCTTGAAAGAAGCCGTGCCGCTTACGCCGTTTTCAGCATCCACAACGAAGCCGGAGTTCTGCCAGTAGGCGAAACCGTCATCGGCTCGGGAATTACGCAGATGGTTGAACGGCACCATATCCTTGACTTCCTGCTGGACAACGCTGGACTGGTCAAGCTGGTCAGCAGTCGTGTCGGATGATGAGTCGCCCAATTCGCGCAGCTTGCTGGAAAGCTCCAGCACCGTTTTCCACGGCTCCTGCAGATTGTACTGCCGCCCGATGATGCGCGTCTGAATGGTCAGGTTTAGATCTCGGTCATCCACCGTGACTATATCGCCAAGCGCCCAATCCTCGTGTTCATAGCCGGTCAGCACCGACAAGTCCATGGCTGACAGCACATAGGAAACGCGCGGCTTCGAATACTCGGCAAGGCGCATTTTAGCGAACTCAAGCATCTGGTAAGGATTCGTGAAATTGGAGCAGTCCAGCGTGGAAACCCGTACCTCGCTTGAATAAGTGTAATCCTCCACATACTCCTTGCCGCCGTTGATAAGGGAAAAGGTCATGCCATCCTTGCCGTAGGCGTACAGCCGCGTCACCAATGACCGGGTATCCACAACACGTTTGATGCTGTTGAGGTTCTTTTTATAAGCGAACAGCGCGCCGGATTCCTTGCCGCTGAAGGTAAGCAGATGTACGATCTTGTTACCGTTATCAAACACAAGGTCGCCGCCGTGAATATCCTGTACTTTTCGGAGGATGGCCAGTGCATTTTTTTCCTCACACTTCCATGTTCGGAGCGTGGTTACGGTGACCGTACCGAGAGACCAGCCGGTACCCTGCAGGGCATAACGCATGGGAACGTCTGGCTTGTCGGCGTTATATTCCACCGTCTGCTTTTCAGCAGAGTAAGCCAGATCATAGAAAGCGGCCTCGGCGTACACTGACGTGACCGCACTGCCGCCCGAGCCTTTTTCGTCGGTGATGGTGCGGATGCGGTAAATGTCGCTGACAATCTGCACAGCCTTCTCATTGTCCAGCGTCAGCCGCTTGGCGTCGCTGTACGGCAGCTTGAACTCCAGCGTATCCGCGCCGTTGACTTCACCGGTGACGATGATATCGTAGGCATTTTCCAGCACAGATTCCCACGCGCCGTTTTTATCCAGCACCATCGGCCGGGCAAAACCTAACCGCTCATATGGCGGCTTTGGTATATCGTTTAGCTGAATGTCCAGCAGCTTGGGAGTCAGCGAGGTGTCGGAAGTTGTCAGTGTAACTCTATATTTAATGTAGGAACGGTTCGGAGAAGCTAATTCGCCGTTGCTTCCAACCGACTGCCACGCCGACCAGTCCTGTAAATCATCCGAGGTGGACGTTTCAATAAGGCTGACTGCCGTTGTCCCTGCCGTATATTCACTGGTGACCGACACCCGGCCGCTGCCGGAGAGGGAGCAGGGAGCCGCTATGGTTTCCAATACGCCGCTCTCGGCATATTTACCGTCTGTACGCTTGAGAAGCACCGCGCCGGGTTCTGTCAATGCATCCACATCTGCGGACGAATCCGCTCCGTTGCCAAGCATCGCCTGACGAAAATATACCGCCAAGTCTTCAATGGTGAGCTTGCTATCCGTTTCAAAAAACCAGTCGTCAAAACCTCCGGCATACCAATAAGTGTCCGTGTGGCGTCCCATTTCAATATTGGCCACACAGGATGCGTTCAACACTCCGGTAAACGTCCGGACGGGAGCCGCCCAGGCCGTACCGTCAGCCCTGTCGCACAGTATTATCTGCGAGGTTTTCGCCGTAACCCCGATAATGGCGGCGATAAAATACCAGCCGTTGTTGACCATAGAGAAGTCCGGTGTTTCGTTCTGGTCGAGAATCAACGTGCCGGAGGAATTGTATAACATCATGCGCGGTCTGCCGCTGTACAGTGATATATATAAAATCGGCTGTCCGGGACCGCTACGTGTATTGAAAATCGGCGTGTAGGTGTTGCCGACCGAATAAGTGGTCGGGTTTATCCAACCGCCAACGGCGATTTTATCCCCAAGGTTACTAAAGAACGTGCCATCGTTTGTAGCGATGAGGTGAGTTTTTTCCGTTGTGGGATTTGTGATATTAAAGCGAAAATACCGGCCGTGACGCCCTTCGCGTAATCCCGCCGTCGTGCCTGACCAGCCGGAAACGGTGAAATGCCGCCCTTTTCCGGAGGAATCCAGCAAACGCATATCGCTGTCCGGCGCGGATTCATTGAACCGCCACATGGCGGCGGTCTGCTCGGTTATCGGAAACTCGCCTGTGAAATCTTCTTGTCTTGTGAGAATTGATTTTACCGCCACGATATCACCTCCACCGGCTCTGCGCCTGTATTTTTAATTCCGTAAATGTCGCGCCGGTAACGCTGACGGTTACGGTGTTAGTTCCTTTTTGAAGCATCGGAAAGTTTAATTCCTGCAGACAGGGCAGCCCGTTGCGGAGCGTTTCGCCCTGTGCGTTTACCACCTTTGCGGTAACCTTGCCGGTGTCGATGACCAGCGTTTCGCCGGAAGCCAACGCACCCACAATCTTAAGCTCACTGTCATTTGTCTTCAGCGAAACATAAGCAGAGGTTCCGGAGGAGATGACTCCCTTGAGGAGATACACCGGTTCAGAGTCCGTGTTGCCTTTAGTGCGCCGGACTTCATGCGTTCCGGCCGTGCTTATGGTGTATGTCTCGTCAGTCAGGGCATAGGCGTGTGGATCAGGGCAGACGAACTTTAAGTCGAACGCGCCCGCCGACCGGAGCAGACGGTCGCAGTCCACGGCTTCGGAGAGCCGCGCCATGAAATACCTGTCCGGTACGTCATCCAGCACAAGCTCACGAAGCCCCCGCAATGGATCAAGCCACTCTACCATGTCGTCCAATACTGACACAAGTGCAGCGAAATTTCTCTGCGGTAACACGCCGCACCGGACAATAATGCTCCGTTCGGCGCTGTCACAGCCGAAGTCGGCCACGCCGGGTTTTCCGGGTACGGTCACATAGGAGTTGCGCAGGGAGGGAGATACCTGCCAGTTTGTCAGCCGCGCTCTGATTTTCATGCCCTGCGACGATATTCCGTTATATATAAAGCCCATTATTTCTCCCTCCTTTATGCCGGACTAAAGCGCCCCTGCGCCCTCGACCCGGTTTGCATTAAGTTGTACAATTCCTGTGAAATCCTGCGGATATCGTCCTCGGTGCGGACAATCATCTGCTGGACGACTACAAGCGGACTGTTTCCATAACCGCCGGCACCGCCAAATCCGCCACTTCCGTTGACGTTCACACCGGCATCTACATCAAAATCAGTGGGGATGGCATTCTGCATATCCTCGCTGACCTGTTCCATCGCCCGTTCGAAGCCCACGCCGATGCCTTCGCCCATGTTGCCGCCAAGCTCCGCGAACAGGGTGGACGGCGAGTGTATGCCGAAGAAGTTTTTAATCTTGTCTACCACGCCGCCGAAGAATCCGGAAATTTTACCCCACAGCCAGTCGGCCACGTTCGTGATGCCCTGCCACAGTCCCTTGATGAGGTTGCTTCCGATTTCCACCATCTTGCCGATGTTGTCGGTAAAGCCTTTAACGATCGCGGAGATAATCTGCGGTATGGCCTTCACAATTTCAACGATTATGGTCGGCAGAGCCTTAATCAGCGCAATGAACAGTTGAATGCCCGCCATGATGATCTTATCGATGTTCCCGATAATTGCCTCCACAAGACCAGATACGATAATCGGTATCGCCGCTATGACAGAAGTAATAATCTGCGGCAGAGCCTGTATGAGTGATACCAGCAGGTCGATTCCGGCTTGGATAATCATCGGGATGGACTGGATAATGGCCGTCACCAGAGACGCGATTATCTGCGGTATGACCGCTATGATGCTGGCGATGATTTCAGGCAGCGCGGTTACCAGTGACACCAAAAGCTGAACGCCCGCATCAATTATCTGCGGAATCGCCCCGATGAGAAAATCCAGTATGGCAGTTATAATGGCCGGAAGTGCTTGTATCAACTGCGGTATCGCCGCCAACAATCCCTCGGCAAGCCCAAGTATAAGCTGCAGAGCCGCGTCCAGCAGCAGAGGCAGGTTATCCAGCAGTGTCTGGCAAATCAGCACGACCGCCTGTATTATGGCAGGAATAAGCTGCGGGAGTGCCTCGCCAATCCCTGAAACCAATGTGGCAATCATCTGAATCGCCACTTCCACCAACGCCGGAAGGTTGGCGAGGATGCCGTCAACCAGCGCAAGCACAAGCTGGAGCGCGCCGTCGGTCAGTCCGGGCAGTGCAGCGATGACTCCCTCAAGCAGAGCCA